CTTGCTTGCGTCGATTCAGCTCTTCGGGCAGTGTCTTACTGGCATAGACAGAAAGCGCCGCCGTAAATCCCGTAATCGCCATTAGGCCCTCGCCAAACAGTTGTAGACCACGGCATCGCTTCCTACTTGCTCGACCCGCTGCACCGTCAGCGTCTTACTGCCATCGGTGATTTGATCGCCGGCTTTAGGCGCGACGGGCAGAAAGGGAGCTGCGATTAGATACCAAATATCAGCCGCGTGGATGGTCTGCCCATCCACTTGTGATAGCAGCACCGGCTCTTTGACAGCGTTGAAGGGATAGCTCACATCAGCCGTATTGACTTGCCAGGGCTTGGCTGCATCGGGTGGCGTAGTGCCCGTCACCTTATAGGTGATCGGCGTGCCATAGCCGTTGAGTAGGCGCTGCGCTGTAGCGCGCAAGTTGGCGTAGACGGACGCACTCATACGCGCACCAAGCGGGCCGACATCGAGCCGGCGCCGGCCAGAATGAGAGGACGAAGAAGAGAGGTAATGTAGGGTAGCTTGGGCACCGGCGAGGCCCAGGAAGCATACTCTACTTCCAGCGAGCCGACTTTTTCGCGGGTGACGGTGCTGCCGCTGGTCACGGTCGGGTTGAGCGCATTGGTCAAGTGGGCAAAAGCCGCTTCACAGGCGGCATCTTTGATAAGATCGGGCACGGCTGCGGACGATACTTGCCGGCCATCGCTGTCGTAGTAGACCAAGCGCGGCCAACCGAGCGCTTGCGTCGATACCTTGATTTGCCCACGCCATTGATAGAGGCCGTCCAGATAGCGCGTAGCGATGCGTAGCGCGGCTTCTTTCTGGGCCGTGGTGACGCTGGTTGTTTTGCTGGTTTCCGTCAGGTAGGTATCAAACTCAGCGACGGAAGCATAACTTTCAGCGGTTGAGAGGCCGGAGCCGTCCTCGACGATCAGGGCCATTAGGGGGCATACTCAACCACGACAAAATCACTATCCACCGAACAGACAGAGAGGCCGTCGCCATCGAGGGCGGCTTGATACTCGTTGTCTGGACTGGTCACGGCATCGGTGCACGTAGCGGGTCTTGCCGGGGGCGGTTCGTTTTCATACCAGTACGCGTCGTTCGGATACATGATCTTGGCCTGACAGCGCGCCGCGTCCAGCCAAGCGGCGTCGCTCGTATCGCCGATGATAAGAACTTTATATCCATCTGCCATAAGATTTACCTTCCTAGAGAGGGGGGAGCATCGATGCTCCCCCCTCTGCCTTATTAGCCGAGAATACGGCCGGCCAGTTCGGGGCGAGTGCAGTTGACGCCGAAAAGCACGTCAAAGGCGAAGTAGGTTTGCATCCAGGCGCGCACTACTTGCAAGCGCAGGGCCAGGCCCGTCACTGGATCGACGATGACCGAAGAAGCTTCCCCATTGCCCAGGCCAGGGATGGCGATGTCGGAAGGCAGCGCCGTAGCCAGGGCGAATGCGTCACGGTGCCAAGCAAGATTGGCAACATGGTTGGCAATGTAGGTGATTGCCTGAGTCGATACCGTAGCGGCGGCGGCGGGAGTCACAGAAATAGTGCCGGCCCCAGATCCGTTAAGGGTGACATCCGCGTCAACCACATACTGACCAGCCAGGGTGGCAATGGTAATCAGGTCGCCCGCCAGGAAGGTGCCCGATGCACCGCCAGAAGCAATGGTTACCGATTTGCTTCCCGCTGTGGTGGATGCCGTGCCGCTGGCAGAGGTGCCGCGAGTATGGCTAGGAATATTCTGATTCATGAACCAATCCGCGCCCATGACATAGCCAATATTGCCGCTACGAATGGTTTCATCGCTGCCGCGCTGTGAGGCGTCCGAAAAAGGAGCTAGCCCGCGTGCGTTGGCGTTGGCAGCGGTGTTCAGCATGACATAGCGCTGATCAGGGGGGGCCAGGCCATCGTCCATCAGCTTAGAGATACCGGTAGCTCCCGACCAGACCGTATGAGCCGAGGCAAAGGGAGTCGTGCCCGCGGTGCCGGCAAAGTTGTAGACTTTCTTGTAGCACCCCAGCATGACTTGATCCACTTTATTAGCGACGGCTTTGACAGCCTCAGAAGCCTGTAGAGGAATGAATAGGCCATCGGCGTCGATCTGGGTAACTTCCTGATCGGTCAAAGTAAAGTGGGTATGCCACCACTGGTCTAGAACGACCTGGACGGTACTTGGCGTCAAATCATTGGTCGAGGGAGGGGAAGCGCCCGGCGTGACCGCCGTGGCCGTCATCGGCGCGCCAACCGGCACATCGATAGTTTTGCCTCTTTGAGCAGCGGTAATGTTGTAGTTGCGATTGACGAGTCCGGGGGTACGCGCATTTTGCCGTAATACCGGCAGGGCGCGGGTCAAAATCTTAGGAAGGATGTTGGTCAGCGTGTTAGCCATAGGAATAGCTCCAGTCGGACGTTAGCGCCTAAGACACTGCGAGCCACCCCACCGAGGTGCTTGTGCAGGCCGTTGGCCGCTCACCGAGCGGCTGGAGCTATTGACACCGCCAACAGCTCACGGAGAAAAGGCAGAAAGGAAACCTACTTTTCGATGAACACTGCTTTCCCGCTGGCTAGATCCTCGGCATACTTGCCCAGAGCGACCGGGTCAGACGGGTCAACGAGGATTTTGCCTGCCGGCGTTGTCTTGAGCTGTGTTGTCGCCGGTGGCCCATCCCCATTACTGGAAGAATAAAAAAATGGCTTGTTTTTAGCAAGCGCTTCAAAAAACTCTTCGGGGCTTTCTGGTTGCGCTGGCCGTTTTTCGGAAAGTTTCGGCTGACCGTTCACCTTGCGAACAAGCTGTCCGTTGTCCTCATCCCATTCAGGGGCCACCAACGTCAACAGGTCGTCAGCGGCTTCCGGCTTGACTCCCTTAGCCAGCGCTGCGGCGCGCAACTTGTCGGTGACACGGGTCTGGCGCAATCGAGCTTCCAGTCTGTTGTTGTTGTCGATCAGCATTCTCATCTGTTCAGCCAACTGATCGATCTTCGAGGTGGAGTCTTTGCCCTTCTTCTCCAACTCTTCTTTTTCCTGGCGCACTTTCTCAGCCGCCGCCAGTTTTTCCTCAAGTGTCTTTTTTTCCTGAAGTAAATTAATGTTGTTCGTGCGAAACTCTTGGAGTGTTTGCCGCGACACCAACTCAGGGTGCTCCCCTTCAAGCTGTAGTATCCAAGTGTCACCCTCCTGCTTATACGAGGCACGTAAGGCTTCAGGAATTTTAGTTAAATCTTTGGTTGAAGCTGGAATATTCATAAAAGCCTTTCTTTATGGTTGAGGAACTCGTCTATTTTTTCGCTGTGCTATTCGTTCCCTAAGCTGCTCCAGCGTCATCGGCTTGCCGGTTGAGGTAATCAGGTCGGACATGGATATTTTCTTCTTCTTCCACAGCTTATAGCGCCCAGGCCCTAACAACTTGCGCTGCTGCTCCTCACTGAGACTTTCTAAGTAAAACTGAAAGGTCAGCTCCCCGGCCGGCTGGCCGTCAATGCCGGCTTTTTTCTCAGCGCTGAGCTGCTCCAAGCGCCGGCGTTGATCGGTGGTCAGACTACCGGCGATATCCTCAAAGCGATGGAAGATCGGTATAAGCACCGTTCGACAACGAAAATGCCAAGGAGGGGGGCCGGGCCAGACTATATTAGTGCCCTTTAATGCGCGTCCATCCAATGTCCAGGCTTTGCCGGCCCGCGCGCGGCAGATCGTCGAGGTGCGGGCATCAAGCGGATTCTTTGCCTGTAAGCCCTTGATAAGCTCTGGGTTTCGCACAAAGGTTTCATAGCGAGCGCGATTGGCGGCGGCTTGAATCTGCGTCCGCACTAGTGTTTCCGCGTGTCGCTGATGCGCTGCAAATAGACCGTCCTGCGACTTGGCCTGTGCAGTGCCTTTTAATATGTCCACCATACGCGATAGCGTTTGTTGCCCTTCTACGGCTCTGGAAAGCTCGACGCGAATTTCTACCAGATCGCCGGCACTGCGCACTTTCCAGGAATCCGCAAGCGTTTCCCCGTATAGCGGCTTGCCGGCCAAAGTAGTCGCTTGATTTTTGGTCAGCGCTCTAAGCAAATCGATGCCGAGCAATAGCAACAGCACTTCTGCGAGGCGATCGCTGGTATCTTCTGCGACGGCAGCAGCTACTTCCTCTTGTCGCCGAGCAATGGCCGCATACGTGCGCCGCATCTGAACGGAAATGACATCGAGGAACTTTTCCAGGCGCGCCCGTCGAGCCGCTACGCTGGTTGTTCCTGCTGGATCGATCTCGCGTAGCGCCTGCAAAATATCGCGCTGAAGCAATATCAACCTGCGTATGGCCTGCTCGGTTTCCCCTTCTTCCAAGCGAATTAGATCGAGCTGGTAGTCAAGATCCTCGCGCTCGAAGTCGTCGGCCAGATTAAGCATCTTTGGGCTTGATCTCCCATTTAGCAAGCCATGTCTCACGCCGATCCCCGTTAAACCAATAGACGACGCGATACTCTATACCCCCATAAGTAATCATCAGGGCATCTATTTTACCGTCCACGTTCAGAGGAATGATGGTTATAGTGGTGCCGATCTTTATCAACTCATCGACAACCAGCGTGTTCATTTCAATCATCCCCTTCTACTCCTCGCGCTGATGGCGCTTGAATCTGAATCAACTCGCGCTCTTCTTCGGCACTAATTCCAGGACGTGCCATTTCTCCGCGCTGGAGGTTGTGATAGAAGGTATCATAGCTCATCATACCGGCCTGCACAGCGCGCACCAAAGAGTCGAGCCGTGCCGGGTCCAAATCATACTCAAGTAGATCGGTATTGAGTGCTACTTTGATCTCGTCATTGGTGGGATTGGCCCATTGCCAGACATAGGTCAATGCCTGTGAAAGCGTGTTTCCTACATTGCGCGCCACCGACTTGATGACGGACTCTTCTCCCGATTGACGCAGGCGGTGGGTTTCTGCGGCTTCAGCGGCTTTCTTCTGCCCCTCCAGCAGCCGCGCACCGAGAGAAGCCATGTATTCCGTCACCCGATCAATGGCCGACTCCATCGGCTGTAGGCCCTGCCCGGTAAACTCCAGCATCGATGCCGAGCTTTGCGGATCGGGCAAAATCCAGGCTTGCGAGGGGCCGATGGTCAGCACGGTATCGGGGGGAACCCCCGTCGCTACCGGGGTTGGCAGGCCGCAGAAATGCAGACCGTGCCGATAGTCAGCCATCAAGCGGTAGTGATCGAGGTTGGCTTCTACGAGGCCCAGGATGGGTGGCTTGACAGGGACTACGGTAGGCCGGCTGGGGGTGGCGGTAAACAGGGGAATTTCTCGCAGACTTTCACCGCGCCGCCCTGGATAAAAGTTATCAAAAACCGTCCATTCGTTTTGAAACAGCGGCCCCTCCTGGCGACGATAGACGCGCACTAAATAGCGGCCAGTTTCATCGATGGACAGTACGCGG